TCCGACGGACGCAATGCTGCTGCCCGATGGCAATCGGTATGAGGTTCAGGGCTCTCCCAATCAGGAGCAGTCACCCTGGACCGGGATGAAGTCGTACCAGGAGGCTAACGGCCGTCTGATAACAGGTGCGTCAGCATGAGTAGCAAGTACACCGTGGACCATGCCGGCGTTGAGAAGATGCTCAACTCCGACTTCTTGCTTCGGCACCTGGAGCACGTCGGCCGTGCGATCCAGACGTACGCTGAGGCGATCGCGCCGGTAGGCCCAGCCACTGACCCACACAGAGGACGATACAAGGCTAGCTTCCACATGCGGTCGCATACGCATGGCGGCGCGACGAACGACCGCGCCGAGGTAATCGTCTCCAACGACTCACCCGAGGCGTTCTACGTTGAGTGGGGCCATGCAGGCCGGGAGCCGTACCACACGCTGCTGCGCGCGGCGGTTGAGGGAGGCAGGCTGTGACTGGCGTATTCGTGGGTACGTTCCCCGATGTCGAGATTGAGTTGCTCTCGGTCCTTGTGCCTGCATTCTCTAGCTACCGATTTGTTACAAAGCTCCCCGGCTCGTTCGCCGGGCTGACGGTTCGCGTCCATCGGATTAGCGGCGCTAACCGTAATCTGGCAATTGACCGTCCAATTGTGGATGTCGACGTCTTCTCAACTACCGGCGAGGCGGACGCCAGTACTGCTGCGAGAGCAATTCAGACAGCCTTGCTTTCGTATACATCGAAGACGACAACGAATGGGGTGATACAAAGGGCCACAACAGTGAGTGGTCCGCGATGGCTGCCGGAAGCGAATACGACGCTCATCAGGTATGGGGCGACGTACGAGATCACCATTCGGTCTAAGTAGGAGGAAATGGAATGACCACGGCCGAAGTCAAGAGCACACTCAATACCTTTGCAGCAGGCGATGTCGTCGCCTACGTTGCAGTTCCGAACATCGCAAGCACCGGCGTTCCGACCGGCTTCGAGGACCTCAGTACGCTGACGCCTGCGAACAGCTGGCGCTGCCTCGGCTGGCTGGACGTCTCCGGCTACATCTTCAAGAACGACGAGACCACCAAGGAGATCGGTGCGGCCGGCACCCTCTCGTCTATCCGTACGGTGCTGACGGGCGGTATGAAGTCCGCTCAGATCACCGCGCTGGAGGCACTCAATCCGTACGTACGCTCGCTGTACGACGACGTGCCCATCTTCCCGGTCACTACCTCGCCTCTCAAGCCTGCTACGGCAACCCTCATCGCAAGCTACGTCATCCCTGACCCGCCAGCCGACAACCGCTATTCAATGGTGTTCGATGCCATTGACGGCACCAAGAAGATCCGGCTGTTCGCGCCTAACACCAAGGTGACGGCGCGCGGTGACGACCAGATCCAGCAGGCCGATGTCGAAGCGCTCCAGTTCACGATCACGTTCTATCCTGGTACCATCAACCAGGCCAGCCCGGTTACTGGTGTGGCCAAGCGCTACGTCAACTTCACCGGGTCCAACGTGACCGTGGCCAACTACTTCACCTGATCGGAGCGAACGACATGGCACAGGAAAAGGCTGCACTCAAGCCGGTTGAAGATCCGGAGCCGGATGAGCAGGAAGTCGATATCGATCTGGACGCGATCGATGAGGCACTCCGGGCTGAGGCTATCGGAAAGGCCACAACCGTCAGAATCGACGGCAAGGTGATCCATGTACAGAATGCCGGCGACTGGTCGTCGACTGCTATGCGTGCGATGACGGCTGGCGATTTTGAGGCTTGGGCTCGGGAAGTCATCGACGATGACAAGGAGTTCGAGGTCTGGATGGACGCTGACCTTCGGAACTACCAGATGGAGGCCATCGTCCTACAGTGCGCCAAGAAGTCGCGGCTCGGCCTGGGAAAATCCAGAAAGCGCTCTGGCTCATCGAGGAATTCCCGGAGGCGATAGAGGCAGACCTACAGAGGTACTACCGGGTCTGCTTCAGGGACCTGTTCCTACCTAGGACGAAACTGACCTGGCGTCGGTTCCTGATCCTGGTGGATCATCTCCCGCCAGAGAGCGCGACAACGACGGCGATTCGGAATAGCATTCCTGAGGATGAGCTGGCACAGCGTCGTCGCGATCCTAAGCAGGCACAGTGGTCCTCTGTGGAGTCATTGCTTGCCACGCTGATTGACGAGATACGGATAAGCAACTGGCTCTATGTCTCGGCGCATTCAAAGAGCAAGATTAAGCCACCTACTCCAATAGCAAGGCCGGGTCTGAGCTCTGGCAGGAGGCGTAGGCAGATGACGGCAGCCGAACTGAAGGAGCTGGACCCGCGCCTCCGTGGATTGTCGGATGAGGATGCTGTAGCCAAGTACCAGGAGATGACGGGCCGTGGCTGAGATCTTCGTTGGAAGTGTAAGCGTCGGTGTTGTTCCAGACGCGAGTGACTTCAACAAGAAGATCCGAGAGCAGCTATTCCCCGATGCCGATAATGTGGGCCGGGAATACGGCCAGAAGCTAGGTCGTGGTATCCGGGAGGCAGTACGGGTAAGCATCGAGGAGATCAAGGCTGATCTGGACAAGGGATTCAAGGTCAATGTAGACGCCAATACTGATAAAGCCAAGGAGGAAATCAGAAAGGCCAAGGAGGAGACCGAGGCAAAGTCCTGGCGTGTCAGGCTTCATGTCGATGAGAAGAGCCTGCACGAATTCGGGCGCAGCCTAGCTTCTGCTGCCCGGAGAGGGGCGTCCAACCTCGCCCTGGGCGGTGCCGCAGGGGCTGGCCTAGCCGGGCTGGGATCGGCCGGGCTGGCAGCGGTTGGGCCACTTGGCGCCGCTGGGCTAGGCATCGCCTCATTCGCAGCGCTGGCCGTTCCTGAGATCACCAAGGTTCATACTGCGCTGACCAAGATTGGTCCAGCCGGCCAGAAGGCGTGGCAGCAGCTGACACCGGGCGAGAAGGCTATCGGAAGGGACTTCAAGTCTCTGGAGAAGGCGTTCAAGTCGATCCAGAAGGAAATGCAGCCCGTCATTGACAGCATTGTTGATTTCGGCGTCAAGATCCTCAAGGACATGCTGCCGCTACTGCGGATATTCGCGAGCGTCGGTGCTGCTATTCTCCAGAGCTTCTTCAAGCCATTTGACCAATGGGTGAAGAGTGCAGCCTTCCAGCATATGGCCGATCAATTTGCACAGTTTGGGGAGGCTGCCGGGAAGCTGCTCGGGCCACAATTGGTCCAGCTAATGAAGGCATTTGCTAACCTATTCCTACAGCTGCTCCCTACCGGCCTTCAGCTCCTCAAGATTCTGGTTCCGGTTATTACTCAGCTAATTGTCGCTATGACTCCCGGCATAGTGATCCTTGCTAAGATTGCAGTTGCTGTACTGACTTGGCTTAACCATACTCACCTTCTGATCCCGATTCTTGTTGCCGTTGCCGTGATCATGACTGCCGTACTCGGGCCGTCGCTGGCTGGCATTATTGCAGCCATTGTTGCCGTCACCATCATTGTTGGATTCTTTGCCAAGAACTGGAAGCGGATCTGGACCGATATCTGTAACTGGGCTCAGGATGCCTGGAAGTTCCTCACGCACGGGTGGGGCCAGTGGCTGATACCCGGCCTGACGCTGATTCGTAAGGTTGTTGAGTTCGTCCGAGACCACTGGCGGGAAGCCTGGAACGTAATCAAGACTGTGGCGCTGGCAGTATGGCACTTCATCCATGATCAGATTGTCGCGCCTATAGTCAACTTCTTCACCAGGACGATACCGAACGCATTCCGCACCTTCTACAATGCCGGCAGGAATGCCTGGAATGACATCAGGGGTGCAATCATAAGCGTATGGCATTTCATCTATAACAATGTTGTGCAGCCATGGATCAACATATTCACTAAGACCATACCAAATGCCGTGAGTACGGCAGTCAGAATCATCAAGGGTGTATGGAATACCATCAAGGACATCTTCGCTACGCCGGTCAGGTTCCTAGTCAACACCGTGTACGACAACGGTATCGCCCGGCTGTGGAATGATGTGATGGGCGCCATTCACGGGCCGAAGCTGCCGCTAGTCCATTTCGCTAGCGGTGGCCGGGTACCGGGCTGGGGCGGTGGCGATATCGTGCCCGCTCTTGTGGAGCGTGGTGAGACAGTTGTTAGCAAGGAGCATTCGCGAGCGCTGGCCGGCATCTTCCGGGCCGTGGGTGTGCCGGGCTATCAGAGCGGTGGCGTCCCAGTAGGCCGGGCTGCTGAACT